GTCGGGGAGGTGGTCCGAGGACCTCGAGCGGGCTGTCGCCATGCACATCGACCCTACCCGGCAGGCTGCCTGGGGCGTCCCGGACCTGAGCTCTAATGTGTTCCGATCGGTGACCAAGCAGCTCAGCTGTCTCTATGACCGGCCGCCAGTCCTCGACCATCCAGACGGGGCAGAGCTCGCGGGCCCGTTGGTCGCTGCGGTCTCCGAGGCGGGTCTCTGGCCGCTGATGACCCGGATGGGTACGTGGGTCATCGGCTGCAGAGAGTACGGCATGCGGGTCCATGCTACCGAGTCGGGCGAGCTGCTCTATCGCCCGGTGAGCCCTGACCGCCTGATACTCGGCGCTACATCTGAGCGGCCCGATGTGCCGGTCTACGTCAAGGAGCTCCGCCTGCGGAAGCGACCGAGCACGGGGGCCATGGAATGGACCTGGAATGTGCTGGACATCTCCCAGCCTGATTACCCTTATGAGCGGGTGCTGCTGGCCGATGCCCGAGGGGAAGAGGGCGAGGATGTGACCTTTGCCTATCTGGGCGGCATGAACGAGGGCGAGGGCTACAGCTACCGCGACTCGACTGGGGCGCCAGTGCTGCCCTTTGTGCTCTACCATGCCGAGGCCCATGCAGGCCTCTGGGATGCCTTCGAGGGATCCGAGGTGATCTATGGGAGCCTAACAGCGGCGGTCCTCTTCTCCTTCTATGTGCACGCGACCCGTGACGCGAGCTGGCCTCAGCGCTACGCGGTCGGAGTGACGGTGGCGGGCCTGGGCGTCGAGGGCGCGGGCAAGGAGCGCCGTCGGGGTATCTCGACTGACCCAGCCTCGATCCTCATGTTTCAACCGGACGGGGATCTACAGCCCCAGCTCGGGCAGTTCACAGCTGGCGCCGATACGGCTAGCCTGCTCGATTCGGTTAGCTCCTTCGAGATGCGGGTAGCCGAGTCGGCTGGGGTGAGCCCGGCAGACATTCAGCGCATGGGCGGCACAGCTCGGAGCGGCTACGCCATCGCCATCAGCCGCGCCGGCCAGCGGGAGGCTCAGCGCAAGTATGAACCCCAGTTCAGGGCGGGCGATGTGGAGCTGCTGCGGATCTCGGCGATCCTGCTCAACCGGGCCACCGGATCGAGCCTGCCAGAGACGGGCTACACCATCCGATATCAGTCGATCCCGATATCCGACAATGAGCGGGACTCCGCCAGGAAGGACCTACTCGAGAAGATCGAAGCCGGCCTAATGTCCAAGGTGGACGCCTACCTCGAGCTCCACCCAGGGATCACCCGGGCCCGAGCGCTCGAGGAGCTGATCAGGATTCAGCGTGAGAATATGATGTTCATGACTCAACCGATCTAAGTGACCACCAAGGAGGACACAAACCATGCCAATCGACTGCCCCCACTGCAGCAAATCCGTTGACGGATGGGTTCCCGAGGACCGACTTAAGAAGGCCACCGCCGACAAGCGGGAAGCCCTGGCATCGGCTGCTGCTGCAGCCACCCAGCTCGAGGAGCTCACCGGCCAGGCGGCCGGCGCTGCTGACCTGCAGGCAGCGCTTGAACAGGCACAAGCAGAGCTTGCTCAGGTCACCGCCTCGCATACATCGCAGATCTCCGTGATGGGTCACGGCATCACAGACCCGGATGACATCGCCGATCTGCTTGCTATCTTCGGCAGGCGGGCCCCTGAGGGCGTGACAGTCGGTGACTGGCTGGCCGATACCGCCAACCTCCCGCGGGCTGTGTCCGCCCTGATGAGCACCCCTGAGCCAGCCCCGGCGGCACCTGCTACAGCTGCAGTCCCAGCTCCAGCCGCCGAGGCAGCCCCGGCACCCGTGGCGAACGGTACCCCACTCCCGGCGGCCAATACAGGCGCGGTCCCTACCCCGCCAGCCCAGGCCCTGCCGAGCGCGGCAGACCTCGCGAATATGACCACCGAGCAGTATCGGGCGAACCGAGACCGGATCCTCGCGGGCTTGACGAAGACCCCCACACCTGCTTAGACTTAGAGCAACCCGCCGCAGGTCGCCCCTGTCAAAGCGTGAACGGCACCACAACCCGACACCCTACAGGGGGCCACTGTGCCTATTCTCCATGCTAATCTGGAAACAGATCTACGTCTCGCCAATGTCCTGAGCCAGGAGATCGCGCTTCTGCTTGCAGACCGCACCTCCATCAGAACGACAGGTGCGATCACCTATTTTGGCAGCGTCAACGGGGCGGGTTCTGATACCGTCAATGTGCGCCTTGCTGGGCTCGATGGCTTCGAGGCGATGAGCGCCACAGCTGCCGAGGATACCGACGTAGCCGAGACCGCGCTAACCGATGCGAGCGCAACGATCGCAGTGGCCAGGTACAGCTTGAGAAGGGATCTCGGGGATCTCGCCGAGCTCTCCGGCTTCGGTGGCGGTGACATCACTGTCCAGCGTCTCGCAGCGTCTGCAGTCGGTGAAGCTGACAAGGCATTCATGGGCATTGTAGCTACCGCGGTCGCGGGCTTCGGTACTGACGCCGGCAGCTCTGGCGTCGATATGTCCTGTGACGATTTTTTCGAAGCCACGTCGATTTTGGAGATCGCTAATAACGCAGGTCCTTTTTACGCTTTGCTGCACCCGCGCCAGCTTGCCGATCTGCAGTCGAGCGTTCGAGCGGAAGCCGGAGCTCTGCAGTTCATGGCAGCCACCCAGGACATGCTCAAGATCAAGGGCAGCGGCTATGCTGGCTCCTTCCTGGGCGTGGACATTTACACCTCGAGCGAGATCACAAGCGCGGGCGGTAACAAGCACGGCGCGATGTGGGCACAGGGCGCGCTCGGCTGGGCCGATGCGATCCCCATGATCGGCTACGGGCAGACTGTCCGGCCGGCCGGCTCCTCGGTGGTTGTGGAAGTCCAAAGGGACGCGAGCAAAGCACTAACCGAAGTGATTTCGCATAGTTACATGGGTTGCAGCATCGTCCAGGATGGCATGGGCGTCGGCATCGTCACCGATAACTAGGATTCCGGGAGCGCCCCAAGGTGGCGGTTTCTTCCGTCTTCCTTGGGGTGCTACCACCCTGGGGCGCTCCTCTTCTCCCCTCTCACCATTAGCCCCAAGGAAGGCACCCAATGGCACACGACTTTAGCAACGCAGGAACAGTAGTCTCAGGCCCGGAGGCCAGCACCCGACCAGGTGCGGCCAAGCTGCCAGAGCTGCCCCGTCACGACTTCCACCTGATGCACAACCCAGAAAACTGGGAGGTCTGCCAGCGCGAAGACGGGGAGTGGGAGTGGCTGCCCCGTCTCAAGTGTCTCTACCTGGTCCCCGGCATTAACGGTGTCCGACAGGTAAAGGGCGGCATCGACGATAGCCCCGCACGCCTGGCATTCAAGGATCGAGGCTGGACCATCATCGACCGGGACCTCGGCTACGTCACGAAGTACCCCTGCGCTCGCGGCAAGTCCTCCTATCTGACCTGGGACCGCCCCCACGTCATGGGCCGAAAGATCATTGTCCGCCATGATGCCGCCGGCTATGCCGCCTGGCGCCGTGGCCTGGTCGAGGATGGCACCATCCCGACGCCAGAGCCCGAGGCCCTCGAGGCCATTCTACATCAGCTCGACCGCCGGATTGAGCGGGCCGGTAAGTCCGTGCACATCCCAGGGGTCAAGGCCCGGGTAGATGCCGATACCGCCAAGCTGGACGGCGCCAAGAAGGCAGCCAAGAAGGCCACCACCAAGAAGCGCAAGAAGGCGACTAGTGGCAAGTGATACCGAGACCCGGGCAGCCATCGACCGCACGGCGCGGCGAATGGTGGACCATGCCCAGAAAACGGGCCGCACCATTTCACCGACTGAGGCCCAGGCCAGAGCTCGGGCAGCAGTGATCAGGACAGAGACTATAAAGGCCAGGCGCTAAGCGCCTATAGGAGATCCCATGGCTTCCTTTGCTTACCGTTATCGCAAGGCTATTGCAGCAGTCGGGCTGGGCGTACGCTCAACCGCGACCGCTGTAGACGCTGATGTGCCGACCCTCACAAGTGGCGCCGGCGCGCCGGCTGCTACCTCAGAGCCGAACGGGTCGATCTACATGCGGACCAATGGCGCCAACGGCGACGACTCGCTGTATATGCGGATCGCAGGTGCCTGGGTCGCGATGAAGTGCCAGACGGCATAGCCCGATGAGCGCCGCCGACGCATGGTCCGCACCCTACACGGCGCGGATACCGTTCCCCGATTTCCTCGAGCGAGCCCGCACGCAGCTGGTGAAGCTCGAGGTGTACCGGGACGGTGCGCTTGCAGCTCCCAGCTCGGGCACCTTTACGCTATTCGATGGCAATGGCGACGAGGTGGTCTCGGCTGCAGCTGTGACGATCGCTAGCTCGGTGGCTCAGTACAGCATCGGCGCGGCTACCCTGCCGACTACCGTGCCAGTTGGCGAGGGCTGGCAGGAGGAGTGGGCGCTTGTGATGCCGGATGGAGTCCAGCATATTTTCAGACGGTCAGCGGCGCTCGTATTGAGGACCCTGTATCCAGTGATCACAGACTTGGACCTGACCGCGCTATACACTGATCTTGACGAGCTCCGCCCGGCCGCCCTCGCCTCTTTCCAGGGCTACATCGACGAAGCCTGGCGGCAGGTGCTCGGCCGGCTCATCGCTCGGGGGAGGTTCCCTTATCTGATCCTGGACCCGTTCAGCCTCCGGGAGATCCATCTGGAGACGGTCCTCGCGATCATCTTTCGGGACTTCTCCTCG